GATCCACGTAGTAAAGAACGCTGTTCTCAACGGGTGGGGCGATTACTGTTCCTCTCGGAATTTCGCTGTCAGATAACAGGAAGATTGTCTTGAATCCCAGGAAGTTTTTCACATACTGGAAGCCGAACTGGTTCTGAATAGAAATCTCAGCTGCTCCGATATACTCGTACACGTCCAGAATGTTCACAAATCCAACGACGCCAGTCACATTTCTGTGCATCTGCTTGAATTTGTTTTCTACACGACCCTTGGCCATTGCCAGAGCCATCTGGAAAGTAATCTCTGTAAATGTGAGGGTACCGGTTTTCAAATAATTGTAAAATCTTTCGGTAACATTGGTCTGAAGCTGGAAGAGGAATTCATCATCGGTCATCTGAACAGCGTTCTCGTAACCGTGATCTTTGATTGCTTCGATAGATACAGCCTTTGCGTATTTCTCGATAGTCATTTCTGCATAGGGTTTTTCTTTTACAACGAATTTGCTGTAAGGGATTTCCTCACCTTCACCAACATTTCCGTTCTGCAATGTACCCTCTGCATATTTTGATTTAAGAACCGCTCCGGGCGTCTTTTTGATTGGACGCATGATACCAAGGATTTCACGTAAGTGTTCCCAGTTTCTTTCGAATCTGGTAACAAAGTCAATCTCACGTGCCTTTACCTGAATATCATTAGTCATAATAAGATTAGTTTTTGCTGCCATATAAAAAAATCCTTTCTACCCATAATTGTTAAGGTATTGGGTTAGCGGCTATACTCTAACGTATAGTCGGTGTAAAAAATCACTGGAATAACTGGATGTTCTGAGCAATCGCAGCCTGTCTCTCGGACGGGTCTTTGATTGCTTCGATATCTTTCTTTGTCATGCTTCCCGGTGTCTGCTGCTGTCCAACATGCGTTGTAAATCTTGCCTGATTCTGCTGAGCCTGCTGCTGAGATTCATCTACAAAAGCGGATGCGTCAGACTGCTTCATCTGCTCAATCAGATCATTCAGCCCAAGGATTTTACCGTCTTTCAGCTTCAATCCTGCTTCTTTAATGTCCGCCATAACAGACTTCTTTGCCGCTTCACTAGAAAACTTAACATCGTCGAGTGCCGCTTTGAGCGCATCTGAGAAATCTCTGTCGTAGATTTTTGTGTTAAACTCTTTTTCTGCATCTGCCGCTTTCTGTTTCCAAGTCTCTAACTCGCTTTTAACATTTGCCGGGTCGATACCATCAAAACCTTTTAAAGTTTCTTCTGCTGTCTCAGCACGTTCTTTCCAGCCATCACGTTCTCCCTCAACTTTCAACAGGGTTTTCGCTACTTCTTTAGCATTCTTATAATGCTCAGAAAGCGCTTTCTTTACATCTGCCTGTTTATCCTCCGGGATTTCAATTCCAAATGATTTTAATGTGTCAATAAGTTTCTGCATATACATCCTCCTGGTCGTGTTTATTGACCTGCCGCCGCAGGTAAGTGGATTAAGCCAGTTAGACCACTGGCAGGGTAAGTGGAACTTCCAGAGTCGAACTGGAAAACTTGTATCTATAGATATTTGTCCTATAGCCGATAGGTTCCACATAACCCGGATTCCCGGGTTAGCAAGGTATTTTACGTGCTATGCCTAAACACGGGACGTTCGGGCTACGTCAACACCGCCTATACGGTCGCACACCTCTGCACGGGTTGGATTTCACTGTTCAGTTATATGTGCTAACGAGGAGGTATGCCGTCATGCACTAACGGCAATGGCGCGTGTCGGAAATTGCGTCCGCTTTTCAACCTCATGCTTCTTGTGTTGGATAAACACTGCATTTTCTATTAAGGACACGCACCCAAGAAAGGAGGAAAGCAATAAAAATGTCTATGTCAAGCATTTCTGCTTACAAATCTTCCCTACGAATATATTGTATCACAGAACCTTCAAAAAGTTGTGGTACATGTTTTAGCCAATTAGAGCATATCCCTGAGCTTTTCCACGTATCTTTTAACAAGATCACGTTCCTCCCGGCACTCTGCATCCTTGGACATATCGCTCATTTCTGTTGTGAGTTCGTCCAGATGTTCTTCCAGAGCGGCAAGCATCTTTCTCTTGCAGTCCTCGGATTTGCCGGAACGATAGCTCTGTTTCTGCGTCATATAGTCGTCATAAGCATCTCGTCCGTCAGAACGGCTGTAATGTCCTCTGACATAATGCTCACCACGTCTGGAATAAGAACTACCCCTGTCGTAATCCGGCATCATTCTGCCGTCATTTGAGCTGTATCTCCCCATGCTGTCGCGCTTTCTTCCACGTTCGCTGTAATCGTCATTGTAGCCACCACGCATCTCATCAAGGACAGTATTGTAATATTCCACTTTCTTGTCCCAGTACTGCGTATTCTTGATATCTTTATACATATCAATCAGTTTGTATGTCATTTCCAGATTTCCAGTGGTCAGCCCACTGTCAGCAATTTTGGACAGTTCGTCTTCAATTCTTGCACATAAGTCTTTAATGTCTCTCATAATCACACCTCCTATGCTTCTCTGGTCACAACAATGTTTGCGTTCGCAACAGAAACAGCCTGATCGCTTGTATTCTCTACTGCGATATTAACGCAACATCCGCGAGGTACATCAATATAGATTCCAGAGGACACATTGTTGTACTGGTCTACTGCTGCCGGTGTGGAAATCATCTGAGAAGAAAGAACCGGCTCACCAGATATTGCAATAGCCAGAGAGATAGCCCCGACAGTACCACCTGTTGGAATTGCAATATTACCAGAGAAGTCCACGAAAAATCTAGCCTTGCACTGGTTAGTAAGTCCTCTCAGCGTAATGATTCCACTTCCCTCCCTGTGTTGAATGCAGTTAGAACCTTTAACTGCTGTGTTTGAAAATACTACGTTTCCATTTGCTGCTACAGTCTGAGCAGCAACATTTGTAAATTCTGCCATAAAAATACTCCTTTCATATCACAAAAGGACAGGTCTCAGCCTGCCCTCTGTGTAATACGGCATAAGCCGACATCCGAATCAATCGAAAGATACTCTCGATATGAAGTTATCAGCAATTACATCCAGTGTTGCATCCGCATCCGTAAAATGTGTTCGGATTAGGAACCTGATATGCCGGAATCGGTGCCGGATTAATCGCATTAATAAGCTGCTGTGTCTGTGAAGCCATTGCAGTTGTGAGAAGTGCACTCTGGCGGTCCTGAGAAGCAGCACGTCTGAGATCATTGTTTTCAGCCTGAAGAGAAGAAATCTTTTCATTGCAAAGATAATCAAGAATTGCTCTTGTTCCTGCATTCTGACTGTCAATAATGTCTCTTGTGTTGTTGTTCATGGTGTTCTGCAATGCACAGGTATTCTGTGCCATATTGTAGTTCACGCCTTGGATAGCTTCCCTGGTTTCACAGCAACAGTTCGCAAGCTGTGCCTGGAGCGCGTTTGTATTCTGCATATTCGCTACAGTGTCAGCATTGATTGCCTGCTGAATTCCGAAACCAGTCTGCATGATGTTGGTGTTGATGCCGTTGAATCCGGTAAGCATACCATTATTCATGGCATAAAAGCCATCACAGAGGCCGCTATTGATCCCGTCAAGTTTGCTGATTACTGCGGAGTTATCAAATCCTCTCTGAATATCTGCCTGAGTAGCTGCTGTGGCTGTATATCCGCCGCCGTTGCCATTGTTGCCCCAGCCATTGTTTCCCCATCCGAAGAAAGCAAAAATGAATAAAACAATAATCCACCAGCTGCCATCTCCACCAAACATGCCGTCATTATTTCTACCGTTTCCAGTAGCAGCGGCAATATCTGCTAAGCTATAATTTCCATCCATAATAAAAAGCTCCTTTTTAATATATTTACATTGATTTGGCCAAATCATAATGTACTTATTTAAAAAAATGTGTTATAATTTAATTGTACGGATAGGGTAGCTCCCGAAAGTCTCATGTCCTAGAGATTTCCGTACATTTATCAATAGGACACGCACACTGAAAGGACAGGTGTTATTTTTATGCAAGAAATTTGGAAAGATATACCCGATTATGAGGGAATATATCAAGTTAGTAACTTCGGGAATGTAAAAAGTATGAATTACAATCATACTGGAAAACCTAAAAATCTGACTATTAAAAGTCATCATTCTGGATATAGAATGGTTATGTTATGTAAAAACGGAAAACATAAAAATAAAACCATTCATATTCTTGTGGCAACTGCTTTTATTCAAAACCCTTTAAATAAACCTTGTGTTAATCATATTGATGGTAATAAAGCCAACAATTATGTAAAAAATTTGGAATGGGTATCGCGTAGCGAAAACACCAGGCACGCAATAAAAACAGGATTACGCGTCGATTCCAATATGACTGGTCGTAAAGGTATATTAAATCCCCTTAGTCGTCCAGTGTATCAATATACAAAATCAAATCAGCTTGTAAAAAAGTGGCCATCAATATCTGATGCAGCCAGATATTTGAATTGTCCACCAGCGTCAATTGTAAATAATGCAAAAAGACGAACCAAAAGTTTACATGGTTACGTTTGGAAGTATGAGGAAGATTAATTCTTCCTCTTTTTTTATTTCATTCCTTTCAACATGTGCTGAAACTGCCCTGCCATCTGTTGAACCTGATTAAGTTGCTGTTGAGAAATCCGTCCAGACTGCAACATCTTCTCAACTTCTGCTTTCGGGTCTCCCTTAAAATTCTGTTTAAACTGCATAAACTGCTGTATCATCTGCATTGGCCCGTTACCCTGTGGCATCCCACCACCGAGCGCATTAAATAATGGATTACTCATCTGCGTTTCCTCCCTTGACCGCTGATTCCTGTACGGTATTAGTTCTAACAGGTTCAGAAAATGAATTTAATCGGTTTATGATAGCTTCGTATTTGCCCTTTAAATCGTCGTATTCCTGTCTGGTGACGTATTTACTGTCCATGTTCTGAACAGTCTGTTTAGGCGGCATCTGAGAGCCTACCTCGTTGTATTCAAACGTTCGCAGTGGCTGCGGCATGCCGGATACGTCTGTGGATTTTATATAAAATTTCTCTGATTCTGAATCCATCAGTAAAACACTTGTCCCGGGTGCTACCAGATAGGATTTTGCGCCGACTTCGCCGGATACCCACAGGATACCATTATTGTTCTGCTGCTGTTGTACTGGTTGAGCTGGCATCTGGACAGGCTGTTGCTGGAACTGGTTCATCTGCCCCGGAACGCCAAAACTATATTGATAAGGATTGTTATATAGTGCCATCTTATACACCGCCTTTCTGATTATATTTTTACATAAAAAAAGAACCGGAAACAGGTCGTTTCTGGCTCTAATTAGTATCCAAAAAGTATCAGCACACTTTGATTATTTTATTATTTACCCTCCGGCTTAACCGCTTTGCTGTTGATATACTCACGTTCATCTGTTCAGCGCAGTATTCAAGCGTATATTCCTTGCATCTCAACCGAAACAGTCTTTCTTCGTCTGGTGTGAAATTACACTCTATCAAGAACCTGTCTATATCTTTTTTCGTGAACACATATAATTTCATGAGCATACCCCTTATTAATGCTAACGTTGATTCTGTGCAAGATACTCCGTGAGCTTCTGCTTTGTTTTTTTAATTCCTCAACATTATTCCCACTGATCTGACTATCCAACATGGTTGATAGTACTTCCAGAATCAATGAATCACGCTCCGCGATCCTCTGAAGACTCTCGTAATCTCGCTTATCATGTTCTTCCAGTGTCTCAACTCGCTTGTTGAGTCGAAATGCCGGAGTAATCCACTTAAGGATTACAGCCACTGCTCCTCCGATAATAGACACTCATCCGCAAAATGAGAGGAATACTTGTACAAATTCTGATATGCTCATTTAGCTACTCCTTTTCCCAGTAATATACCGGGACTTCATTTCCGGAATCCCATGTATCGTAATATTTTCCATCCCGTACTGTCACCACATGACCATCTATGCAGAGAATGTATGTGCCTGTCTGATGATCTGCGCAAAAATCATTGACTGTATAGATATACCGTTCTGATTGCTCAATCAGTTTGCGTCTGTACCCATGTTTGTAGAGGTACGCTCCCCAAACGTAATTAGCTGATGGCATATCTGACAGAGTACATGCCTGTATCATTAATCCGGTAAAAACCGTTTCCCAGTCGAAGCCGGTTGCTTTACATATTGCCCGAACAGCACAATCTCCGACTCGATTTCCAGCAGGATTCGGATTGTAATATTCCCATCTATCCATCAGTCAATCCCCTTTGCTGTTTTATATCTCTTTGCCGCTCCTCTGGCTTTTGCGGCGTTCTGGCGGCTCCACTTAGCAATCATGAGTCGGTCTTGTAGCTCTCTCAGGTCGTTCTGCTTGCAGTAATCTTTGTATGCAGCATTTTGTTTCTGCAAAAGATAAGACTTCCGATCAAGGTCTTGTTGTAATGCAAATTTTGCCTTTTCATTCGGTGCATTATCGACTCCTGCTTGCAGTCCAAGAACCTCACGCTTTGTTTTGCGGATTCTTCGTTCATAAGTACGTTGTCGTTGTTCCTTTTCGTACTGTTTGCCTTTGTCGGCTTTATCCTGTACTGATAGTTCTGTATAGGGGTTAAATTCTCCATCACTGGCTCCAAAACTATGCCGACAGTTGACCCCTGACAGTCCACTTGCCGTTCCATATCCGGTCAATGAGAACGGCGGAAATTTCTTGCTCTTGCCAGAACGAGAGTATATTTTTCCTTGCCACCATGCGTGATTTCCCGGATTCTCACCGCCGTCACCTGTTCTGGCTCCCATGTGAGCACTGACCAGAACTAAATCCCAGTTCATTTCTTCCATGCGTTTTAGGGATATATCTCCAGTAGCCTGAGCCACGCCAGTTCTGACAGAACGTGCAACCGCTGTTTCAATCGTGTCTTTTCTGCCAGATGGATATGTAACGGTAATGCCATCTGATACAACGTTATTAACTGCTTCTTTAATGGCTTGCGTATATCCAACTGCCCCAGTCATTACATGGTTATACGCAAGGTCGCACTGCTCAATATAGAGTCTCTGAGCGGCGCTTACGGTGGTTCGTGTGAAGTTCTTCCATTCGCCCATAGTCGCAAGCATATTTCGCTCCATGAGTCTTATCATAGCCGGTGATTGTTCGAGCGGTACAGGGCTTAATCCTGCCGCCTTATATACCTTATCATCATAGTTCATTGCAGTGATTCCGGCATCCTCAAACGCTTCAAGAAGTTCCTGCTGTTCGCGTTTGGTGTATTTGGATAATTCCGTCAGAATGTCCTCTAACAGTTCACCGGATTCCTGTAGTGTTCTGATTCTCCACGCATCGGCATTAGTCAGAATATAATCTTCACCTCTGCCAATTCTTGCCATCATTCGAGACACGATTTCAGAGATGATATACTGATGCAGTTCTTCTGCAATCTGTTCACTGCCCTCTGTTATCCGGCGTAAATATTCTGGACTAAGCATAATTATTCCTCATCACCGAACAAAGTCGGTTCGTCTGGCTGAGCTTCTTTGACCATTGCTTTCGCATCTTCCTCGGTCATTCCTTCAAATTTTACGAAAAACAGCCATGCTGGAACCTTTCCCTGTACAACATACTGCCACCATCTTGCACGGTCTTCTTCTCTGTTGTAGGTTATGTCTCCGAAGTCGTATGTTGTTTCATAAACGCCCACCGGAGTTAGATCGTACAGGTCGGCAAAAACATTGAGTGCATAGATTACGCCATTCAGACAATCCTCCAGCTTATCCCGAACGTCCTTAATAAACTGAATTGTCCGGCGGTCGTCCGCTTCCACCTGCGTAGCCGTCACCATTCCAGTTTTCTCGTTAAACACAAAATAACCACTGCTAAATCCACATTTGTAGCTAAGCTGTGACAGTAGCGCATTGATTCCGGCCAACCGTGCATCCGTGTTGAGCTGTGGATTGATTTCCTGATAAAACTCTTTTTCGTCCTGTCCGAACACGTTCTTGACATAATGCGGCAATTTCATCTCGTTTCGCCTGTTCTCCATACCTCGTGGTGACATGGCTGAAACAGGTGTACCGCTTGGCATCAGTAGTCTATCATCTAACAGAGCAATCTTCTGAGAGTCTTTAATTTCCCCCGCGTTCCGACTATACGCAACATCAATGTCTCCCAGCTCCTCAATGCCTTCAGCAAAAACCGGCAAGCCCAGTGGTGTGCTAATATCCACATTGTTCGCCTGTGGCGTCCGTAGAACTCCGAAAAGCGGTCCGTCCAGCTTTTCTCCGTTTGCCTTGAGAATCGGTGGCGTATCTGCCATGAGATCAGCCCATTTGGTCTGTTTAAGGTCAATCTTATTGCCAATTGACTGAGGGGATTTTGATACATAGGCTCTATTAGAAACATAATATGGGTAAGTTGTCACGCCGTCCACGGTGGTTTCAACAAAACGATGATATTCAAGCCGTGTATAGTATTTTCGTCCAACAGTATAAGAATCCTTGAATATAATCCCTTTTATTTCCTGATTGTCATAATCCACAATCATCACATCTGCCGGAGTAAATACATCAAGGCTCTCACCGTTCGGCTTGATGAAAACCGTTCCATAGGCGCAACCGTACTCTACCCAGTGACGTATCTGAAAATATACCTTGTTAATCTGTTTCTGAAGCCATGTAGCCCTTGCGGAACCGCCGATCTGGATGCCGATTGCCAGCGTTGTGAGCCGTGCTGTCTCTGAGCAGACAGTTTTCGCGAAATTGATCGTCTTGATATTATCCTCCTCATCCAGCCATTCCGGCGCACCCCTGTAAATGTTCGCGCACCGGTTAATCAGTGATTCCATCTCCGGGAATTCTGCCGCCTGGATATTAAAGTCCTCTTCGGCTTGTTTTTTGAAAAACATGTTAAACCACCTTTTTAGTGTTGTTATAAGTCCCATTTAATCTACCTTTTAAAATCCATCCATCTTACAGGAGTATCTCGCACAATAATGTCTTCATATTCTACAACTTTTAAGATTTCGTTAATGTCAGATGATCCATATATTTTTAAACCGATGCTTAAGAATTTATTTATTTTATCTGAAAAGTACCTATCTAACATTTTATGCACTGTACCCCCTCCTGTTAAATAACGGCTCATAAGCATACCTGAGTGCCGAAATTGCATGATCGTTTCCATCAGGATAACCGCTTATTACATTTCCCTCTTTGTCCCGATCATACTCATACTCCGTAATTTCCTTGTATGCGTTCGGTGTTCGCTTCGGGTCAATGACTATAGTCTTTGTTTGCAAGAATTTAAAACCATACTCGATACTGCCCGGTCCCTTGATTGCTCCTCTGGCAGGAAGCCCGGCATCCCGGAAGTCGTTCACGGACTTAGGCTCCGCAGAATCACATATCATCGTATAATCGTCATAGCCTTTTTTCTTGATCCAATCAGCGGTCTTGGAGTTGCTCCATTTATTTACATACAATTCGTCAATCAGATATATCTTCTCTCTGGCAGAATCGTAATAAGTTCTGAGATAGCAGAACTGGTCAGGATACCATCCAAAATCTACACCAGCAAAAATGCGATCCATGCGGCTAATTTCTTCATCTGTAATATCTCTAATCTCCAGATATTCAAATACGTTTCCACCATCGCCATTCGGAATACCCAGGTATTCATGTTCATAGGCTTCTGGATTGATTTCTTTCAGATGTGCTGCATCGTCAATAAATTTCTGTCCTAGCCACTCCGCCGGGGCTTCCAGATAACTCGAATGATGAATAACTCTTTTGGGGTTAGGTGTGAGCTTGATCCTGTTTACCCAGTTTGATTTTGATTTTGGTGGGTTATACGATGAAAAATCATAGGATTCATCGCCGCCACGAAGTACTGACTGATTAACAGAACGTTCCTGAGCATCTCCCTTCATTTGATCTTTTTCCTCTTTCCAGAGGATTCCGATATATCCAAACTCCGGCTTAATAGATTTTATCTTGGTTTCATCATCCAAACCACGGAAGTATATCGTCTGTCCCGTCTTAATATACTTGATCTCAAGTGGTGACACCTTACATTTAAATTCTTCCATCAATCCCAGTTCATTGATAGCCCACTTCATATTGGCATATACAGAATCTTTCAGAGTACCAGCCACTTGTCTTGTAATGCAGGCGTGCATCTGAGGGTTATTCTTGATAAGCTCAACAATCTTAAGAGCTACGAATGAAGATTTCAGACCACCTCGACCGCCCTCAAATACATATTCAATGTTGGGCTTAATCTGTCGGTTAATATCCACGAATGCCTTGCCAAGTACTCTGGCAGGAAGTTCGTATTCTTCATCGTCGTCTTTTGAAGCTGCTGTTAGCTGCTCCCATTTTTCGATAGCCTGTATATTTCCATCTACCGCTTTTTTATACAGAGAATTTGCTACGACCGCCATGTTATTTGCGTCTTCGTCAGCAATCCCCATTTTTGCAAGTTTCTTTTTTGCAGCAGTCGGGGCAGGGTTCTCGGCTATCATTTTTGCTAATTCAGAAAGGGTTTTCTTTCGACGGCGAGACTGACCAGAAGCAATGCCACCTTTTTTACCGTTCTTCACTGCTTCCTCACTGCTTCGACCAGGTTTAAAAGGCTTTAAATTTTCCTCATTTGCCATCCTATCAACATCCAATCATATCCTTTCTGAATTAAGCTATAAGCCCACATAGTAACACTTCTGAGTATATTCTATCATAGGTTGGAGGAAAAGTTGTGGTACATGTTTGAGAAATTTTGTGCTAAAAAAGAGTCGGTATTTACCGACTCTCTAATTTTATTCATTGCTTTGTAATTTTCTGATTGTCTCGCCCTGATTTCCCGGACACCCCATGAAACACTCCGGGCAATGTTCGTAAAATACGCATCTGATGCAGTCATGTGGACTGATTGAGCTGCAATATTGATGTAGTACTGTGAATGCTGATATGGCGAGTTGCGGGGTTATGTCTGGTGACTTAAACATCATGTTTTTGCTCGCCATGGTCACTTCCACATTATCATCTTTGAACTTTATAGTATCCCCATTACATTTTATCGTAACTTCGTTCTTTTCTCTGTCAATTTCAAGTGTAGGATTGTCCAACATGATTATCAACTCCTTCTCATTAATGTGCAAGTAATCCAACAAACAGCGGAAGAACTAATGCCATTAAGCATAATGGTTCTTTTGTATAACTGAGTGCCGCTATTACGGCAAATGATGTACTGGCCCATGCTACTGATTTCGCCATTGCTGTATTAAAATCCATTTAATCACTCCTCTCCCCAGTCAATTTTCTGCCCGCATTCAGAACAGTACTTGCTTATTTTTTTACCAATAACAGGTGTTCCGCATTTCGCACATTTTTGAGTGGAAAATATATTGTACGGAAAATCTGGAACATATTCTTCAGGTTTGCATGGAATCTGCTTTTCCAATGCTTTTGCTCCGGAATCACACGCCCATGCTTCCTTGAGATATTTTTTCTGCCATTCATCTTTGTTTTCAGAACTTTCAAGGAAACATAAATGCTGGTCTCTCATATCGGATAATATGTCTTTTGCTTCTTCTGGTTTCATATTAATCATCCTTATCGTCCTCCTCAATACTGACAGTTTCCAGATCTGCGAAATCACAACACATTGCGAATCCGTCAATCATTTTCTTCTTAACTCCAAATACCTCTATCATGTGAGAATTATTTTCCATGATTTTTATTATATCTGACTTTTTAACATATTCAGCCATTCTTCATCTCCTCCAACTTCTTCTCAACTTCTTCTCAGCTTCTTCACGTGTGGCAAATACTGTCGAATCCCAAAAATACAACATTCCTAAAACAAAATTTTTTTCAAAAATAATAGAATTTTGTTTATCTCTCGTAGAAATACAATAGACTTTAGAACCTAATGGTACCGGCAATCTCACAAGCAAGCCCTGTTCTTCCAGGTCTTCATAATTGCAAAGCTTTCGCGCCGCTGAAATATAATCGTGCTGTTTAACCCAGACATCTGATTCACCGTCTGGTGTAATATCATATCTTTCTGTTAATCTCTCCATCTACTTCACCTCTTCCAACTTCTCCACCGCCAGCTTCAACGCATCTACAAACTCATCATTCAACGCTGCACGATCTGGATTCTCGATAAACTTCTCAATATTTTCAATTGCTTTCTCTTCTGGTGTAGGAACTGTCCCTTTTCCTACTTTTGCAATTTCAAGAAGTTCATCTATATTATTTTCCCAATTACGTGTATTGCACAAATCCGTGTTGCACTTATTATTCCTGTTGTCCAACACACATCCTATACATTCACGTTCGCAACAATTGCTTACATCTGCAATCCGTTCAGCAAACTCTCTTGCAGACATTTCTTTTGTTCCGAGGAGTTCTGATGCTTCGTAGAAAGCGTAATCTGACCAAATACGTACACCATAAACAATAGCTTTGCTTTCTTTGCAAAATCTCAAAATGTCCGGTAAATGTTGTTCTAGTAATGGCTTGCAATCGTCTTTTAAATACCAATGAAATCCTTGTTTTTCAGCTTCTTTAAGTAATTTTTCATTTTCCTCTGGTGTTCTAACCAGAATACATTTATTTCTTAAATCAATCATTTATTTTCCTCCTCCAATCTCATCAATACAATCGTTCCAACCGATCTTATAGCTCGGTAGTTTGCCTCCCGCTTTGAAATACTCGCCGTTATAAAGCCCAGTTACTTTCATTTTCTCCGGCAATGGCTTCAATGGACACCAATCAGGTCTTGATTTGCTTTCACAATCATAATATTCTTCTGTCATCAGAATTACATCATAATCTAAACAGTCAGCTAATTCACACAAACCCTCATATTCAAGATCACTACAGTATCCAGTTCCAAATGGACAATCATAACAATTTGTTGGTGTGTCTATCACTAATACTGATTTACTCATTTGTGTTCCTCCTGTAACAACTCTGGATTGTCGAAAATGTTTCCAACTACTTCATAATGTTCCAGATCGAATTTATCAAGATATTGTCTGCCTATACTATCAGTTTCGCGCCCTACCCATCCGGCAACATTCCATTCAACAGTTTCATATGTCACATTTTCCGGGTAAGATTCGTCCAAGTGTGCCATCAAAATGTCATTTTCCCAAATTTTATTCCCGTTCTTGTCGCAAAGTCCTGTGAACTGGCAGAGGGTTTCTGGATCAACCAATTTCATTCTGTCTGTTATTAAAAAGATGATTGGCAATATACTCGCTTTTTTATACGGCTGAACAATATAACAATATCCGCTGTCAATGTCTAAATCTATGAGGCTTCCTTCTATCCATTCACCATTATCAATCTGCTTTGCCTTGAAAAGAATTTCTCTCATTCAACTCCACCGCCTTTCACGATTTCGATTGCCCTGCTCAGTCCAGCATTGTATCCTTGATGCACATCAGATAAAATACATTCTGATTCAATGAATTTATCTCTTTCCAATTCGCTAATAGCCTTATCCGCATCAAAAGCTGTCGGCTGATTATCAATCAACATTTGTGCCGCATTTCTTGTGTCTTGTGCAAATTCACTTGCACCAACAAAAACTTCGTTAAAATCGATCTTATCTGCATCAATCAGTCTGCTCATATTCTATTCTCCTAACTGTTTTAAAATTTCTTTTGCAATTTTATTACTTTCCTGCATGGAAACTCCCCATCCATTATATTTTCTGTGGCATTCATCACAGTTCCATTCACCATTATCGCTTTCTTTAATTTCGCTATTGAATCTGCAATTATCGCAATACATATGATCGAGAGTGCTATAAATGATGCTTGCAATATCGTCTTGTTTGCTATTAGCATCGTCTACGTGTTTCTGCTTAGTTAAATATTCAAACGCTCTCAGCTCATTTTTCCCGACCCATTTAATCCATGCACCGCAATCCCCGCAATACAATCCCGTATTATTCCCAACTTTCTTGACAAAAAGGTTTTTACTATTGCACTTTGGACATCTATATTCTTTCATCTTTCATCCTCCCACACTCCCAACAACCGCATCCTCTCATACAGTACAGCGACGGTCTTGCGCCTGTATCCGTAGAAGTCTTTCGGGTTCATCGGGATATATCTTTCTTTGCTGATTTTCCTGTAGCTTTTCCGGTGTAGGATATTCTCAATAACCATATCCGCTATCACCGTGTTCTTCGGGCAAGCTGACAAGGCAGCACTGGAAAGCAGGTATCCGTACTCTGCCGGGAAGTCTTTCAGCATCGTATTCAGTTTTTCAATATCCTCAGCCGGAATACCGTAGTCTTTCAGCTTTTTGTTCCTTGTCAGCATACCGTTCTCCTTTCTAATCGTCTGGGTGGCGCTTGTCGTACATGATCGCTACGCATACAAGACCGACCACTCCGACTATGATTCCAAGGGTGAATCCTAATAAGAATGTAATCATGATTCGTCCTCCCTATAGCGCTCCGGCAATTCCATCCAGGCGTTGACATATAAATCATTACCTAAACAAGATATTAAATCGTCACCGGCGTAAAAAATGCCGTTGCCATCTTTATCTCTTTCACATCTTCCGATTATTGGGATTGAGTAATTCGCAAAAGAGAGAAGAATATAATCATCTGTTTCTGGCAATCTCTCACTGACCGGAATCCAACCATTTTCTTTCTCATCCTGCTCCAGATCAGCCAGAAGCTGCTCAATCATATCTTGAATAACTTTGACATACACCCCAGCGTATTTGTAGCAGTCCGAATATTTATCCGCGTACTGCTTTAATCTTTCTTTGATATGTATCATATTATTCCATCCTTTCTCAATGCCCGCTTCTTACCATGCAAAACAACAGTTCTGTCATGGATCTTTTTCTTGAACCATTGTGTCCACACTTCAAAATAACTGATAATCTCCATTTCTCCACATCTTCACCTAGTGGTGTTGGGCTTTCAAATTCTTCTGCAACATCTCTCTGATACGGAACTGCAACCATTACTCCCATGTTACCTATTTCCGCGTAACATTCCGGAAAATTCTCACGTATATGTTGGGCAAATTTTCCATTTTTTAAATCAGGTAAAATCTCTTTGTAGCACTCCATTGTTGTCACAAGGTAGTTTTTTTCGCCAATAAAATTTAATCCATTTCCGCTGTAAATATCCTCTTTGCAACTTTTTATTTCATAACAGGTAAATATTCCTTTTTCGATTGCTGAAATAGAGCACTGATTTTCCGGAATAAATTGCATGTAATCTACTCTTCTTGCCTTTCCTGCTGCGTAGCCATAATCAAGGCTTACTTCTCTAGCCCAGTATTTACCTGGACCAGAAAAACGGCTTTTTTCCAACAATCTGCTAAGAAATTTTGTTGTTTCAGATCTTTTCATATTTCCACCTCACTGTCCGCTGGCATCTGATAATCAATATGTCCATTTACATAGGCTTCCTGAATCATATCCAGTACCTTTAAAGCTTTTTCTGCGGTAGAATACTCGCCTGCCGGATACAAATTATTAACATAAATCACAGCACCTTTTCCGTGCTCTCCAATATTGATGCATTGCGTGAAATTAAACAGTGTTTTATTATCCTGACTTCTGATTAACATTTTGTGTCCTCACTTTCTCATATAATTCAAAATATTCTTCCCATGTTTCTGGCAGTTTGGTACAATCTGGCTCATAAGGTTTTGGATATACTGTATATCCACACTTCGGACATTTAATTTGTGGTGGAAAGTCTCTACTCCATTCCATGTTTCCGCCACATTTCCTACAACGAATGTATCTCTCTACTTTCTTTGGTTTCGTTTTGAAGAATGAAGTGTAATTATTTTTTTTCATTTCTACCCTCACTTTCCCCATGTAAGCAACTGACACGCTATCAATTTAGATTTACGTTCATTTTTCTTGCTATAGTTTCTATAACTGTCACTGTTACGCCGTTTCCTGCCTGCTTGTATAACTGACTGTCAGAATTAACAAACTGAGCCTTTTTAAAATAATCATCCGACCAACCTTGCAGCCGAAAACATTCTTTCGGTGTCAGCTTCCGGATTGCTATGTAACACTGATATTTTTCATACCAGACCGCATATACAACCAATTCTTCCGACGCTTGAACAAATATCCCTTGATTGCAGCTTGTGTCTAGTGTGTTTGCAATCTCTTTCCCAACTCTTCCTCTTCTGGTCTTACTACCTGGAACTGATAAATTCACAGCATCGACACCAACTCTGCACTCTGAATATCCCTGTTTAGTTGCTTCTGCCACTTTTACAGTCACATCGGATTTATCAGCAACACATTCTATTACAGCATTCCCTTTTTGATTCTTGCCAAAGAATTTTCGCGAATCGTTAGTATTTAAGCAATGCGCAACATTTATTTCATTTTCAATAACATTTCTACTCATGCTTACTGGAATACTTGTTGCTACGCCATGTCTGTCTTGACTTGTGAGTGTGAACATTGGCTCACCATCTTCTTTGAATCTTCTTCCATTCTGACGTTTTTCTGCACGATCTGGTGTGAGAACTGGAATTGCAATCTTTGGATTATTCCTGTGTCCTGCCGAATGGCAATTTGCAATACCATCAGTCGAAAGAATTTTGCCGTCCTGAGATGAGTTTATTTCACCGATATTTTTTATGGATACTTTGGGTTCTGTGTTTCCTCCCGGCTTCGTACTGATTGTTGGTGCTAATCCATCGCCACTATAAACTCTATCTCGCTGCGAATTTCTGCCATTAAGACAGCCAAAAAGATTTAACGAAACACTATTTTCTCCGTCTGTTCCTTCGATAGGAAATACTTTTGAGGTACTTCTCCCTCTAAGATGTCCGATAATAAAACATCTTTCCCGGTTTTGTGGCACTCCGAAATCTTTGGAGTTGAGCACCTGCCATTCTGCATCATACCCCCACTGCTCCATTTCAATGAGCAATCTGGCGAAATCCCACTCTCCATTAACACTAAGCAGATTTTTAACGTTCTCAATGAAAAGGTAAGTGGGTTTATCTTCTTCTTTGAGCTGTCCGACAAGGTACATAACTCTGAAAAACAGGCTTGAACGGTTTCCCTGAAATCCGGCTTGCTTTCCTGCAACGGATATGTCCTGGCAAGGGAATCCGAAACACCAGCAGTCGGCTTTTGGAATGTCTCCGGCATACACTCTTCGAATGTCATTTGCGTACCATTCTCCATTTCTGTATTCCTCCTTTAATATTTCCTTCTGTCTTTTCTTGATAGGAATATCTTCCAATGCCTTTCGCTGCTCTTCTGTCAGCAAGTGCATTGAGATGTAACTCGCAGTGGCAAATTTATCGAATTCGCAAAAACCAACGCATTCATGCCCCGCTAATTCCATTCCTCTGCGAAATCCTCCGATTCCTGCGAAAAAATCTATAAATTTCATTTTAAACTCCCATCTTCTTAACCAGATTTTTATTCATCTCATCGAATCTTACATCTGTGTTCTCTTCAATGTCCTGCATCATGCTCAGAACGCTCATTTTGCCCTCATTTGCCATTTCAACGTATTCATTGGCAGTTCTTATCACATCAAGCAAACGCTTCGTAGAAAAGCCATATAAACGTCTCAGAGCCATCATGGTTGTAACGGTGTTGATCGTGTTGCTCCAATCCTCACCAACAGTGAATCCATCCTCGTAGGCTTGCTGCTCTACGTCTTTTATCTGTCTATAACAGATCTGCATTGAACGTCCAAACGCCTGAGCCGCCTGATTAGAAGTCTGAACAGGAAATCTGGTCTTTTTCTTGACTTTCAACTTGCTACTCATTTTTCCTTCACCTTTCTGAACTTGTATCCTGTCACTCGGTACGCTCGTGGTGTGCCGGGGTTGTCCGTCTCAAGCAAGCCACATTCCAGTAATTCACCAAAATGATTCTGCACGGTATGATTAGATATGCTCAGTCCTGCTGCAATGTCTGGAATGCTTGGCGGATAATCATGTTCTTTCAAGTATCTTATGATGTACAGATATATGTCTTTCCTTGTCTGGATACCTTCATAGTACTTTCTTGCTGTGTTATACGGCATTCCTATCACTCCTGTCATGCTTTTATATTTCTTCCCATTTGAAGCGGCCCTTACCTGAATTACGCCACTGTCCGATGCCTCTCAGTTCTCCATAGTCAAGCCATTCTCTGACTGCTGCTTCATGGCTATCGCATAAGCACTTGATTGTGAACTCAATCCAACTTCCAGCAGGTATTGTCTCACTATTTGCAAGCGCAATTCTTTCACCCTGCGGTGTTTGTCCTCTCAGCGGCCTCTGGCAAGTTCCTATTTCACCTTCAAAATGAATTGGAATTTTACGTTCTTCAACGAAAATTAGACCGTCAATTTCTTTTTTGTAAGCCTTGATTTTTGAAGATTTTGAACCAGTTACCTTTCTCAGCATTCCACAAGCATCTTTGAAAAAGCCCTTAATCTGGTAATCCCAGTAAATCGGCACACCGTTATCTCTCGGGAATACGGTCATGGATTTCTCAACCACTTCTTCAATTCCGATTGCTTCAATCTCTTCTTTTCTTGTTGGTGCGTCTGGTGCATTCGAAGCAATAAACGTTTCGTGAATCTCCGGGTCTGCACTTGCTGTTCCTAAAATTTCTTCCAAAAATGTCAATCTTACTTTTAATTCTTTCATTCTGCTATTCTCCTTGTAATTTTTATAGTTTTCTTACATTGCCGTGCTACTCTCTGCCTTAGCTCAATCCACCACGGTTATTCCCTGCCCAGCGCATCGCCGCCGCTCCTCTGCGGTCCCTTAACTTCTCATTCCGTAGCCATCGCTGCTGCTCCCCGCCATTTCGTAGCTATTCTTATCTAATCATTACATTTCTACGCCGTAGCTTTTCCGTTCAGCGCCTTTGCCCCGCTTTTCCCATATTTTCGCTGCCCAGCTATGCCGTAGCTATGCATTTCAGAACCTTTCGTAGCAACTCCTTTGCGTCTCTTCTCTCTGCAACTCCATTTCATCTCTTCGCCGTTCAGAGCCTGGCGTTTCCTTTTCATAGCCAGTCTGCTCTACTCAATGCCATCGCCGTGTTTATACGATATTCTTTTCCATGCTTCTTATATTTTGCATTTCCCTGTTGACACATCCGCAGCCCATTTGTAAAATTCTTTTTATTGTATTTCTGAACTCTGGACTACTGCATTGTCTTTAACTCATCTTTGGTTCTTGTAAGTATCTGCTTAACCATCTTCTCTCCTCTATCCCATTACGCTCGCAAGGAACTGTCTCTGTTCTCCTGCTGCTTTTTTCTTTCGAATGCCTTCCTCTGGCATCTGTAGCTCTACACAGGTCTTAATGATCCGGTCTCTGGTCCTGGTGTCCACATTCAGATTATCTGTGCTCATATTGGAAGTGTAAATTGTAATGTTTCCGTCCTCCATACGCTTGTTGATCAGACGGAACATTTCCTGCCGCTGCCATTCCTTGTCTGCCTGTGCGCCGATATCATCCAGAACAAGAAGTTTGCAATCCCGGTATACCTGACTGAGATCCTCTTCTCCGCGATCGCGCTTGTAGCTGTCACCAACAGCACTTATGTAGTCAGGTGCAGTCACGAAGCGCATTTGCAGATCGTATTTCATCATCACCGATTTTGCCAGACAGCACGCCAAGAAGGTTTTTCCACTTCCCGGTGTCTTGCTCCACAGATACAGTCCCTTTCCTGCCATTTCCCACTTCTGGAAATGGTTCAGAAAGGTGGTACACAAGTCTCTCAGTTTGCTCATGTCTCTCTGGTAAATATCAAAATCGAATTTGCCAAGATCTGCCTCATGGTACTCTTTTGGTACTCCGGTACGGTCCTGTGCTCTATAACCACCTTTGCACTTTGGACATCTGCGAGCATGTTGAATTTCTTCTGGAAGTCCGTAATCATAGACCGTGGCATAATATGTCTCCCATCCAGTCCCATGGCACACAGGACACTCACCATAATCTGACTGAGTTAGTTGGTTCTGGTTCATCTTTTATCGCCTCTTTTCTCGCATCATAGTTTCCGTCAAGGACCTTAGCCATATTGGTATCGCTGATCAGCCAGTCAAATGTCGCAGACCAGTTGCGTTGGTTTGCACCTTTCAGGAAGTCAGAAGCCTCTGCTTTTTCGAACAGCAGTCGGAAATCATCAAATGTGTATCCGGTCTTCAGTCTGTCACTAATAGCACTTTTCCTTGCATCAGACATCTTTACCAGGCGAGGATACGACCCACAAACGGAATTGTATAATTCACGAATCGTGATAAAGACGCTGCTTTCCGGAGTTTCACTCTCATAATCTCCTTTAGGAGATTTATTATATTCTTCCTTTCTTTCCTTCTTCCCTTCTTCTATTGTTGTTAGTTGCCTGTTAGTTGCCTGCTGATTGCCTGTTAGCTGACTGTTAGCTACTGTGTTAGCTGTCTGATAGGCATCGTAGTTTTTTACTGTAATTACGCTGAATTTACTGTGTTGATTGACTGTTATCTCTTGTGTTAGTTTTAAGTGTTTTATTGCTGTTCTTACATTCATAACTGTCAAACCGGTTTCATCAGCTAAAGATTGATAAGATGTAACAAAAGATCCTCTTGGTATATCTAATCCTTGGAAGCGCCCATTCTTCCAATTTGCTTTTAACAAAATATGAAAAAATAAGACCTTTGTATTTACATCTGTATACCATTCCCAATCAAGGATTTTTCTGCTGATCTTCACGTAGTCCATAACCAGCCTCCCATTCCCTGTATATCTTCATCCATTCATCAAACGGCATCGTAACCAGCCACTCACAATGGTTCTTCCTGTGGAACACCGCCGGAAGTTCATCCGGTTTCCGATCCCTCTTCGACTGATTTACAGCCTCATATATATTTAGTTTTTCTCTTCTCTTCACTTCAATGTGAATTCCAGGAAGACCAACTACATCCGCATCTCCGTTGGACCCACAATACTGCTGCCCTCTTCTTGCCTTGTAACCATACCCGCGAAGGATACCGGCTACTTCTCTTTCTCCGACAGCCCCTTTACTTCTACTATTCATGCGTCTCCTTTCCCCCTCAGGAAGTTATAACAGGCCACTCCCTGAGGGAAAATCGTGTGATATATCTATATGAATTTTAGTTGCACCCGTATTTTTTATATATAAGCTCTTTTGGATTCCATCCGGGATAGATACAACTCATGTATTTTTCGATATATGCCAGCATATCTGGTCGTAAACCTTTTACTCCATTATCTAGAAGCTGATGGTGGTATCTACATCCGGTAACTCCATTCTGTTCGATTCCAAGTCCACCCTGTGATCGGTTGACAATATGCATAATATCAAGCTGCTTATATTGGAAATCGGATGAAGAATGCATATAAAAACCAATCTGGCAAAATATGCAGCCGTGATCTCTATCGAGAATTCTTTTGCGCGTTTTTGCATCAAACTGTAACGCTTTTGTTCTTTTGTTCATTTACACCACCTATCCCATACTGCTCAAAAAGCTTTCGTTTCTCAAATGGCGTCATAATCTCGTCGTCTGGTATTCCAGAATCCCTGCAATCTTGAATCAATCCACTAATCAAGCGTGCCATCTCCTCTGTGTCATATGTACTGGATCCTCTAAGAAGAACATACACTCTTTTAATTTCCCCATGCTTTGTGACCACTGTCTTTGGAAGCGGATTAAGATGATATTCCACCTTGTCCAAAACATCCCTTTCCGTTTCTTCTGTATCAGGAAGATAAACCGCAACCAGATTTCCGTCCACGTGTTCTATTTGACCGTAACGACGTAACATGTAGTTATGAGCCTCGTTATTCGTCCAGCCGTGGATTTTAGCAAGTTTGGTAAGCAATACCCAGTAATACGCATTTGCATCTAAGGAACGCTTATCCCTGTGCCGCTTAAGGCGTATATCCAGTTTCTCATGCTTGATGAGTTCCATTACTTCCTGAGCATTTTCATTCAGTTCCACCTGTAAGCTCCACTTTCCGGTCACGAGATCTTTCGCCAGTGATTTGATTTTTCCTGTAAATTCCATTTAAGCACCACAATTTTGCTTGAAGTAGTTCAAATTTTTAGGATCTGTTATCGCTTTGATATTTCCAATAGTCAACTGGCTAATAGATGTCAGCTTATATGCTTCAAGAATCTTCTTCTCATTCAGAGCGTTCTTATTCAAGTATGATCTGAGTCCAGATATATCAGTACTTGACACTTCGGAAGAACTGTCATCTGCCCGATCGTACTTGGTATGGCTTTCTTTCCAGTAAACATCTGCCCCAATGCCAAGATTCTTACATGCCACTGATAACGCATCCGTGGTTGCCATTTTGTAACACTCATCAGATACATAGACTCCGTTCCGTTCTTTTGTCGCCAACTTACTACCGCCGGTTCCGGGAATTGCCTGTGACCACTCGCCCTCGTATTTGACGTACAGTTCAATCGCCACGAAAACACATATCTCATCACCAACAGTCTCCATCCATTTCTCAACTGTTTTGTAATACCAGCCAAGACCGCAGGGGCCGAACTGCTCCGTCAAGCACTTGATGCGCCACATCGGGTTAATGTCTGTAAAACCTTTCAACCGTCCTGCCGTAATAGCTCTTTGGGCATCTTTAGGAACTTCCCGAACCTTGTTATATAACTCAAGATTTTCCATAAGCCTCTCCTACTTGATCTGGATATTCTGCGAAGTTATCAGAGTGATTCCCGGAAACTTTTCTCCGGCTTTCAGTGCTGCCTTCAGACCGACCTTGTCCGGCTTAGGCTCTGAATACTTAAGATATTCTTCTGGGACAGATGCACCCTCCGCAATATCCACGGAGCTACCACTTCTAAAAGAAATTGCTACTCTTGCAGACTTAAACTTTTCACCATCCAGATATCGGGAAAGATACTCTTTCAGTGATGCCGCTTTGCTTTCTGCGACTTTCTGCCTCTTGGCAAGATTTTCTTTTTCAGATTTCAGTGCTTCTGCATCTGACAAAAGATTCTTGATCCAGCAACCAATGTTCTCGATTTTCTGGTCTCTTTCCATCTGTAGAGATTCAAGCTTTTTGATATCTACGATTTCCCCTGTTTCCATATCTACGCAATTAAGGATTTCATTTTCGATTTCGTACAGATTCATTCTTATTTTCCTCTCTTTCTACTAATCTATAATTGCTTGCTTGTCTTTTTATTGGCCCGGAATGTCTATGCGTAATGATTTCCAGGTATTCATCCTTTATATCTCCGTTGCCAGTGAGATTCATAACGGACACCTCCCATTGATAAGCAGTTCCAGAAGACATTTCTTTGCATTTTCGTAATTCTGAGATTCGGACTCAAAGTCGTAAAACTGGCACAATGAAAAATGTTTTACGATCTCCCCTGCATCATTAAATACATAAATATAAACTCTGGATATGTCGTCACACGCCGTATAGTCAAAATTCACATGCGCCGTTGTTTCACTTGAAACTCTCAGACACAAATCAAATATTTCTCTGATTTTCTCTTCGTTCATAATTTCCTCCTTGTATTGACTTTTGGTTTCTTTCCTTCTACAATGGAGAAGAAATATATTGTCTTGGATCCTTATTTGAGTTGCAACTCTGAGGATCCTTTTTTAGTTGGCATGTCTAGCATGTCCATTCTTTCCACGTCCTTGCTATGTACACAGCTCCGATCAGTCCCAACGCTCCCATGATCCTGTCTCTTATACACATCTGACGCTGCCGACGATAT